ACCGTTCCATCAATGGATGGAGCAAAATTTTCAAGGTCTGCCGGCATCACCATATCCTCATCCGAACTGGTCACGCCTTTGGTTCCGAATTTAAACTCATTGTTGTGTACCGGATAGACTTTAGCTTCTCCTGCCATTTCTTACCCTCACTTTCTCTGATATACAAAATCCAGCCAGATTACATACTCGTATACCCCGTTATCATCTGTACCTACCGGCTGCGGTTCCGGTACCTTAAGGCTGATCTGATTAACATGGGTATCGCCTATCATCAGGCTGGATACATTTCTAAGTTTCTCAAATAATTCATAGGCTGCCTGTTCTGAGGCCCGTACGTCCTTATCCCAGTGGATCAGCAGGGATATGCGGCGAATATCATAGGAGCTGTACTGTGGGCCTCCCAGAGCCGCCACAGGCTGTCCGGAAGCCTTCCGGGGATACACGCCTATGGATTGCTCCCTCTTGTTGTCCATCTTGCCGATGTACACCATGTTATACTCCCCAAGGTCAGCTATATATCCTCTGATATCATCCAAGGTCAGCATCACACACCACCTGCCTTTTTATAATTCTCCTTAAAAGCTTTAGGAACAAAATCCGCTTTGTTTCCTCCGGGCAGCCAATCTTCAAACCAATGTCCCTTTGCATTAGGGTTTTCATCTGTCTGGAAGTTGTATTCCGGATGGTAGTACAGCCTCCGGGCATATGGTGTGCTTGCTACCAGTGATACCTTCCCCTGAGAAGATTCGCTGTAATCCACAAAGGTAGCGTCTCCCTGCAAATGGCCTGTATCAAACGGCATGACCTGTGCCTGTATCACCTCTGTATGCAGGGCCTCCCCAGTCTTCTCCAAGGCTGTCACTGCCGCCTGTGTGAGCTCATTGATCCTCGCCATATTCAGCTTGACGGAAGATTTTACCTGCATCAGATCACCTCCAGCCGGCAATAATTGACCGTCCCATCCGGATTCCGGGCTTTACTTCCCCGATTGATCCGACGTACTTCACCGAACACCGTCACTGTACCACCGCTTAAAGAAGGCCAGTCCGGGGCGATATCCCCAGAAAACAGGGCTGTACCTGTGATCTGTACCAGCTTCTTTTCATCTGTCCACACTGTTTTGGCTCCGTCCTGAAAATTGCACAGAAGGTCAAGATCCAGAACCTTCTCCGACTGCCCGTATTCGTCTGTTCCCTCAGATTCCAGATGTACATGGATCTCCGTTTTACACAGCCGTTTCGGTACCAAACAAGGGTATTTCATATAATCACCTCAATCCCCGGCAGCATAGACCTGTCTGGCACAGCAGAGCATATACATCTCTCTTCATAGCGACTCCCTGTTCTGTATACACATTCCAGGAGCTGCCAAATTGAGCAGATACGCCGTTGATACTGTAGCTTTGCAGGATCGTGCTGATCTCGTCCGCATTTTCGTATTCAAAATCCGCCTGCTGGCAGACCACCTCCCGGATCAGATCCTGCTGAAATGGTGTAAGATCAGAAATTCCCCGGCCCACAATCCGGTTGAAGGTCAGGGAATCAATGTGACGGGATGCCTGCCGGAGAGCGCCAGAAAGCTTATCCTCCGGGATCAGGCTCCCGCCATACTCATGCAAATAAAAATCAGGTGCAGCGTATGGCTCATATGCCATATCACCCACCTGCTTTCTTGGACGGTGCCTTTTTACTGGGTTCTTTGGACGGTTTGGGTTCTTCCATATTTTCAGGTTCGCCCTCATGTTCAGATGCTCCCGCATCCCCAGTCTCTTCCACTGTATAACCGTGTTTCCTGAACCAATCTAACAGATATGGATCATCCGTTTCCCCTACTCCGCCGCAAAATGGCACGGATGCTGATACTCCGGTATAATCTTTGTTGGGGCTATACACCTTCATGCCTTATACCTCCTACTATTTCACCTTAATGTTACGGAATACGCCTGCCGCCTTGGATGCTTTCAGCGCAATGGCTGCATTCATTTCCACTTCACCTTTCTTTACGGCTCCGGCGGTAGAAAAATCAGGAAGCCAGATCTGGACAGGGGCCACGCCTGCGAAAGAAACCGCGTGAAGTCCATCCATAGCCAGACGGGCTACATAAAGAGAGGTTGTTCCTGCATCGTCATCAATCCCGACCACCTCATCATTGGTACCAGGTTTTGTTTTCATGTCCACAAACGGGATACTGCCATAGTTCTCCACCTGGTTCCCCCAGTTATCCTTTGTTACCTGGTACATACTGGCACGTCTCGCGCAAGCACGGAGCTTGGAGATCAGTTTATTATTTCCCATGATGCAGGACGGAGTACCATCCAGACCGCCAAGGAACTCATCCAGCATATCCAGAAAATACTGGTAATTCTTAGTGATCATTTCGGAGGTAGACAGGTCAATGCTTCCTGCCTTGTTGTACTCTGTGCTGCTTCCTGTCAGCGCCTTATCCAGGCCATCAAAAGCTTTGGAATCTTTTCCTGTATCACCGTTGATGAATGTATCATTAAACAGTGCCTGCGCTGCCTTGATCTTCTGAGCCTGCTGCAGCTCCACCTCGCTTACAATGCCGCCCATGCTTGCAATCACACGGTCAATCTCATAAGAACCGCCAAACACCTTAATTTCAACCGTGTGGCGCTCTTTGGTTACCTCTGATGGGGTGTATTCCTTGTTGATCTCACGGAACTGTGCGGTGGGCTGTGTCTTAAGACGGGTATAGCTGTAACTTGGCGTTGCTCCTCCGCCAGTCGGTGATACTGCATCATCAAATGGAATGTGCTCCAAAATCCAGTTGGATTTCTGGAATTCATCAATCACGCCCATCTGCAGGTCATCCTGCACATTCTTTTTTGCTTCTTCAAGTGTAATCGCCATTATTTTTTACTCTCCTTTCTCATCTGCGCCCATGCCTAATTTGGCTGCGATCGCTTCCTTCATCGTCATACGACCACCTTCTCCGCCACTGCCTCCATCCGTTTCCTTGGCTCCGATCGGGAAGAAGCCTTTCTTTGCAGCAGGCTTCTGCTCCGCCTTGAACAGGAATGGCTTACTTTCTTTCAAAGACTTTACCTGCTCATCCAAACCGGTTACTTTTCCATCCTCACCAAGGATAAGCTTGTTTCTGTCAACCAGACCGGCTACCAGATCGCTGTCCTGTGCGGATGCGGAAATAGCAAGTTTAATAGCGTTCGTCAGCTTAAGATCTGTAATCTCTTTCTGATGATCCAGATCCTTCTGCTTGATCTGATTCTGGAAGTCTGTGATCTGCTGGGTAAGCGCTGCATTGTCCCCGGCAGTCGTTTTTAATGCCCCCAGCTGGGTCTTGTAGTCATTGACGGATGTTTCCAGCTGTTTACGCTGCTGCTCTGTCTGGTCGTATGTGTCTTTTGCCACATACCCCTCCAGCTCCTTTTTGGATTCCTCTGCGGCCTTCTTGGCAAGAGATTTTTCGATGCCAAGAGCTTCAAACTGTTCCTGCGTCATTATGACACCTTCCTTTCTTCCGGTTCTTTAACGCCTGCCGAAAAAAGGCGAAAAAATAACACCCAGACCTCTGCCTGCGTGTCTATGACTAATTTTATGACTTGCTATGACTACAGCTCTATGCCTTCCATTACTGC